CAGGAGCACCAGGACTACTTAATACCCTTGATGAACTTGCTGCAGCCCTTGGCGATGATGCCAATTATGCATCAACAGTTACAACTGCTCTTTCAACAAAAGCCCCACTTGCAAATCCAACATTTACAGGTACTGTTTCTGGTATTACAAAATCAATGGTTGGATTAGGTTCTGTTGATAATACTGCAGATGCTTCTAAGCCAGTCTCTACTGCACAGCAGACAGCCCTTGATTTAAAATCAAATCTTGCATCGCCTACATTTACTGGTACTGTTACAGCCCCAGCAATTACAGCAACAGCACTAATTACTGCTTCTGCTTCAGGTGTAGAATTTACAGACGGTACACAAACAAAAGAAGGCGTAGCATCACGGACACCAATTGTTCAAAAGACTGCTTCATATACACTTTCAGCACTTACAGAAAGAGATTCATTAATTGAAGTTTCTTCTGCAACTGGCGTAACAATTACAATCCCTACAAATACAGCAGTAGCATATCCAGTAGGAACATCTATTGATATTCTTCAAACTGGAGCAGGACAAGTAACAATTGCCCCAGTAGATGGAACTGTAACTGTTAATGCAACTCCTGGCTTGAAACTTCGTACAACTTGGTCATCTGCAACTCTCTTTAAGAGAGCAGCAAATACATGGGTTGTCTTTGGCGACTTGACAGCGTAATACAAAATTCAATAAGAAATTAGGAGATTAAAAATGGCATCAGGCAAGAGAATAGGTAAGAAGTCCCAAGCGTCAAATGACTTTTTGGAGCCATTAGCACCAATTAGTGTTGTTGGAACAGACGTTGGAACAGGTAGAGCATTTAATGATGCTGCAGTATCTGTATCTTTTTCTTTACCTGCACTTTCTCCTGCTGCTACATCCTATACAGTAACAGCAAGCACAGGACAAACAGCAACTGGATCATCTTCTCCATTAACTGTAACTGGAATTGCTTCATCAGCAACACCAACATTTACAGTAACAGCGACTAACGCTGCAGGAACTTCAGCAGCCTCTGCTGCTTCTGCTTCAGTATTAGCAACAACTGTCCCACAAGCGCCTACTGCTTCAGCAGCAAACGTTGGAACAGGACGGGCTTTTGGTAATGGAGCAGCAACAATTACAGCATCTTCTGTAAATGGAGGAAAAACAGTATCTTCATACAATGCTTCTTCAGTATCTGGAGCATCACCACTAACAGTACAATCTCTTTCAGGTGGAACTACCTATACATTTAGCGTAACTGCTACAAATGCCAACGGAACATCTACTGCAACAACAACAAATGCCATAACAGCAACAACAGTACCAGCAACAATGGCTGCTCCAACTGCCACAGCAGGAGTAGATGCTGACTCAGTTTCTTGGACAGCACCATCAAATGGTGGATCAGCAATAACTACTTATACTTGGACATCTTCTGATGGAAAAACTGGATCAACTGCAGCAACATCTGTTTCAGTTGGACAAGAAGCAAACACTGCACAGACATATACTGTTGTAGCAACAAATGGTAATGGATCTTCTGCTTCATCTCCAGCATCTAACAGCGTAACCACTATTGCTCCGTTCTTCCCATTCTTCCCATTCTTCCCGCCATTTTTCCCACCATTCTTCCCGCCATTTTTCCCATTCTTCCCACCATTCTTCCCATTCTTCCCATTCTTCCCACCGTTCTTCCCATTCTTCCCACCGTTCTTCCCGTTCTTCCCGTTCTTCCCACCGTTCTTCCCGTTCTTCCCACCGTTCTTCCCGTTCTTCCCAACATTTACTGGAGGTTCATGCCCATCATGTACATATTCTAACTGTTTACGATACGGCGGATTCTGTTCTTGTGGATGTATCGTATAATGAGGAAATTAAATAAAAACCAATATGATATACTTAGTAATAAGAAAAGAGGCAACAAATGAAATATTTATTTTTAACAGAACCAGATAGCAATGGAGTTTCAGAAGTTTTTCATTCTGTAATTTTGCTAGAAAATTTAGCGCCTGAAGCAATCGTTTCAAGATGGAATAGTATGACAACTGCCTCAACAGTAATTGGACGAGTATTGGTTGATAAAGAAAATGTTGTAGCAACTGCAATCTGGGATGAAGCAACTGAAAGCCTAACACTTCCTGAAGGAATTCCAGCAGATTCTGTACTTCCTGTAAAAAGTCTAGGTTTTGCATTTTTTATAGATAACGTTCTTACAGCCTATATCCAGGGTAAGCCAAATACAGCAACTGCTGAAAAGTTTGCAGCAGCCTTGACCGCACCAGTTAAAGTTATGAAGGTTGAGGATACAGACCCACAAGACTTGGGGTATACCTATGACGGAACAAGTTTTACCCCTCCATTAGAAAATTGATTAATTTAAAATGACCAATGCTTGGGAAAAATGGAAACAGTCTTTAGGCGAATCAAGGCCATGGCATCTTCTTGATGAAGATTTAAGAATAAAAGATCAAACAAAAATAGATAAAAGAATGGAAATATGTAGGGCATGTCCTAATTTTATTAGTCTTACAACAATGTGCAAAGAGTGCGGGTGCGTAATGAAAGCAAAAACAACTCTTGCAAATGCCGAATGTCCTATTGGAAAATGGCATAAAGAAGAGCGCTAGCCCTTAATATTCTTAAGACTTTTTACTACTATAATGATATAATAGGTATATAACAGAAAGGTTCATATTATGTATGACGAAAATGACAACTACTGGTTTACCAAAGATAGATCAGAAACTGCATCAAATAGAGTTCCAGAAAGACAATTAGACCAAAATGTTAGCGTTGAAAATCTTGGACTAGGTCTGCATGTTTATCACAATACATTTTCATTAAATGACGCAAATAGATATATCGATACTCTTGAATCAAACCTTTCAACTGGCGGTAAATATAAATGGTCTGAAGCACAAGTAACAAATTCTGATGTGCCAATTAAAAAGGCAAGAGATTGCGTAGACTTTAAATACAAGCAAGAAAATCTCGGACCAAAAGATGAAACAAATTCTGAATTAATTGACCTACATGAAGAGATATATCAAAAACTTAAATACTGTATAGATGACTATGCAAAGTACTGGGGAATTAATGTAACCTATTACGAAGCATTTAACTTTGTAAAGTATGAAGGAGCAGGGACTCACTTTAATATTCATGCTGATCATGGACCTGCTTACAATTGCACGGTATCTGCAGTTATTTATATTAACGACGACTATGAGGGCGGAGACTTAAAGTTTCCACGACTAGACAATTTGGTATACAAGCCAAAGGTAGGAGACATAGCAGTCTTCCCATCAAATTATATATATGAACATGCGTCACTTCCAATGGAGTCTGGTACAAAGTATTGTGTTGTCATTATGACAGACATAAATGAACTGAGCCACTAGTGGAAAGCGCAAAACCTAATTTAGCAATTTTTAGATCTTTTAGACCTTGGTTAACTAAGGAAAGCAAGTCCGTTCCTAAGCCAACCCAGTCTGAAATTCCAGAGTGGTACAAAGACGCTGATAGGTTTGCAAAAAATCCAATAAACAATGAATACTATAAAGCACCAAAAGAGGTATGCCCTTTTCCTAAAGAAGGTACTACCGATGACTATGGAAAAATTCCTACATGGAAGGCATGTCCTGCAATCATGGATGCATTTTCAACAGGATATGTTTTTAAAACTCCTTGTGATTTAGTATTTTTTAAAAATGCTCAAGGTAATATTGATATTAAAATTGAAGATGCTAAGTATAAAGATTTCTGCACACAAAGACCTCCAATGCCACAATTTGAACATCCAAAAGGATATTATAAGTATCACTTTGCTTGGTCTCCAGATTGGGGCCTAGAGTTACCAGATGGATATAGTGCTTTATTTATGACGCCAATGAATAGGTTTGATCTGCCATTTATGAATACAACTGGGGTTGTTGATTCTGATAAGGTTCACCTTCTTGGAAGTTTCCCGTTTTTTATTCCAGAAGGATGGGAAGGTACAGTTCCAGCAGGAACTCCATATCTGCAGGTACTTCCTTTCAAGAGAGAGAACTGGGAGCACACAACAGAAATTTTAAACCACTCAGAGATATATGGTAAAATGATAGATAACGCAAACTTCTATCGCCAGCCAGATGGCGGGGTATATAAAAATAAAGTTTGGTCACGAAGAGAATATAGATAAGGAATATATCATGCAAACATGGACAGATAAGCAAGACCTTGGCAATGGAATCTTTTGCTATAAGGGCGTAATTAAAAAAGAAATTGATGTTATTAATAGACTAGAGTCTAACTTAAAGCCTGTAGGAGATACCACAGGATATGCTTGGCTTCCTGCGTATGTGGGATACAAACAACTAATGCCAGACTATAGAGATTGTAATGACTTTAAATTCAAGAAAACAGATATAGAATATGATAAAAGTCCTACAAGTTTAAAACTTCAGGAACTGTGGCAAGACGTATATGACGCACAGGCTCCCGCAGTTGAAGACTATTGTAAAATACACAACATTCATGAATTGAAGTACTGGGAAGCATTTAACTTTATTAAGTATGGACCAGGACAACACTTCCAAGAGCACCATGATCATGGCTTCTCATACAACTGTACAGTATCTCTTGTTGCCTATGTAAATGATGATTACGATGGTGGAGAATTAAACTTTAGACTACAAGGATTGACTGTTAAGCCAGAGGCTGGAGATCTATTTATATTCCCTTCAACATTTATGTATCCTCATCGTGCAATGCCCGTACATTCAGGAACAAAGTACTCTATTGTAACTATGCTTGACTACAATAAAAAGTTTCATACTCCAGAAATGTATGTTGCGGATAAAGACTAATGTATAGTATTTCAGTAGAGAAGGCTCCAGGATGTATTTTTGAAATTTCTCCAATGTCTATTAAAAGAGACTGGATGGATGAAACATCTGAGAATCACGCATACAGATGTTTTCCAGTAACACAGGCAAACGTCGTCGGATATAGCCTTTCATGTACAGAAGATATTGAGTTTATTTGGGATGGAATTAATGATCAAACACAGGACAGGGTCACAATTTTTAATCCAGAAAGAGCCTACTCTGGGAGAGGTCAGTCATCAGTAAGTCTAGATACAGGTTTAATATTTAGGACTACAGAAGAACTTAGTATCCTAACTATAAACCCAGTAAACTATTTTAGTGATGACTTTGAAACAATGTCTTCCATGATCAGCACATCTTTTTATGATAACCCTTTGCCTTTAGCAATTAAAGCAAAGGCTGCAAATAAAAGAGTTGTTATTAAGGCTGGAACACCAGTTGCAACAATTATTCCAATATCTTTAACTCAATTAAATAACACAGTTATTACCATGTTTGATTACAAAGATGAAGATAGAAAAAGAGTTGAGGCAAACATATCTTATGGAGCAGCAGCACAAGTTTTAAATTCAACTGGAGAATGGACAGACTGGTACAGAAATGCAGTTAATGAAAAGCAAGAGTCTCTTGGATCACACGAAGTAAAAACACTGAAACTTATCGTAGAAGACAAAACAAGTCAGGGTAGATAATGGATGAACTAAACCATATACATTTTGACATAGTTAATGATTATGTTAAAAACTCTAAAGAAGGAAAAGTCAGTCACTACATGATAACTGTATCAAGAGATGGTGAGTCTCCTGTAAGATCTATCATATCATTTGACAATATAGCCCAGGCTTTAGAGGGGTACGAAATGTATCAAGATGCTGGGTTTGCAAAAGACTACCTTACAGTTTCTATGTATGAGCCATCTGGAAAAATCAATACAAAGGTTTTAAAAAGGAACCATGCTGGAGATCCATCTTTTGTTAGACAAAACTATATAGACACTGTTGACGCTTTACATAAAGTTAAAGATAAGTTAGACAAAGAAGATTATGAAGACCTATGCATTAAGATTGTGACCTCATTTGCAAAAGACAACTGGAGATTTAATGCAGAAAGATTCTTAAAACAACTAGAGATAGAAAGGACATTGTAGGTCAAAACCCTATGATATAATTCAATTATGGACAAAATGGATGCTTCTGTTGTAATTAGAAAGCCGTCACTGACACCTTCTGGTTGGTTTGGCAATGGCAAAGATATGATTGTTGAGTTAGAGAACTTTATGACTCAAGAAGAAATGGATTTTTTAGAAAAGGCTGCAAAGTCTTTAACAATTTGGGATGTAACTCAAAGCCATGTTAACGAAAACGGAACAGTAGTTTATGACTCTGAATACTGGAAAGACCGAGTAGCAACTAGCCCAACTTTAGATAAAAATGATCCAACAATTGCACCAGTAATTGCAGGACTGTTTCAAAGGCTTAAGCCAATAGTTGAAGAGTTCTATAAGGTAAAGGTTACCCCTACTGGCACAACTATCGTTAGATGGCTCCCAGGTCAGTTTCAGAACCCTCATGCAGACAAGGAACTACACGAAGGACCAGATGCTGGACTTCCAAACGACTTCCCAAACTATGATCTTTCAAGTCTATTTTATTTAAATGAAGACTATGAAGGTGGAGAGTTATATTTCCCACTACAAGATGTAAAGTTTAAGCCTAAAAAAGGAGCAGCATATTTTTTCCCAGGGGATATGAATTATGTTCACGGAGTAACAGAGATTAAGAGTGGCATTAGATATACCTGCCCATTCTTTTGGGAAATCACAGAACACACAGGAGACAGAAAGCCATGACAGAAAAACTTCTAGAGCATGTTGAACTTTATCCAAAGATTTTTGTTTATAAGAATCTATTTAA